AGTCGCTCGGATCGAACCAGTCCTCGCCAATGTTCTCGAACGAATCCTCGTCGACGCTTGCTGTCGAGATACCGAGATTCCAACGCGTCGGAATTGTGCCTCCACCGGGAAGCGAACCCGTCAGCAACGCATGAGCCATCGCAGGCGCAGGCAGTTCGAGGTAAACGTATTCCTCGATCTCGATTCCGTCGTCCTCGTCTGTCCCGACCTCGTAAACGTGATCCACGTCGGTCGTTCCAAACATGCCGCGAGTTATGCCAGTGAAGGACGTTCCCGTCTTTCCTGTCGCGCGCACAATCTCGAACCCGTTCTCGTATTTGATTTTCAGGTAGAAAAACGAACCGGACTGTTGATCGCCAAAGCTGGCAACGTGGGTGCAAGCCTCAAAGTCCGTAGTCTCGAAGACGTTCAGCGTCGTTGCGCCTGCATCGAAATCGGCAGCGAGTTTCGTCTTGGCGATATCAAAAATATCGGAACGCATTGCGCGCTGAATGTCTGCGCACTGGACGCGATAGCCGCCGTCCTTGTAACTCACCGCTTGGCTGATTTGCTGCGTCTGCTCAAGTCGGAAGTCCGACCAGTCCATTCCTTCGCCGCCACGATACAGCTCGACCTTTCGACCCGTCAGTCCTTCGCCTGCTGCGTCTTCGGTGTTGAGCCTAGACGAAAAGCCTCCGTCCTTGTCGACGATATCGAGATTGATTGCGCCGATCTCGGAGCGACCAGTGTCAGGATTCAAACGCTGCGAGGTGCTGCTTACGTTTTTGATCGTATGCGGCAGAGCGCCAACGGGAATGTTCGGAACGTCATCATGCGACACGAGGTAAAGCGGTGTCGGGAAATCGATCTTCAGGACGAGCCGAAGCCCTTTATTCAAATTGCGATTAAAGGACTCAAATTCTGTGGAGTTCGTTCTCATTAGCTCGGGTGAACCCTAACGGTGAAGGTCGCGGAAATATAGCGCTGGCTGACGCGCTTTTCCTTGTAGCCCTTCGACGATAGGATGCAGTTCATCGCCTGCACAGGCACAGCGATTGTTCCGTATGGATCGAGCGTAAAAAACTCGCCACCATCGCAGGAGTCAAGGAATTGGCGAACGTGATCGAAGTCGGCTTCCAAAACGGGAATGGTCGTGATCTTGTAGAACTCGTCCGTCCTGTCTCGAATTGTTTCCTGCCAACCACTGAGAGAGGTTTGCGATCCGATCTTTGGCGTGGTGCTTCGATCAATCGCAGAGGCGCTGAAATCGTAGTCGATAGCATCGTCAACGCTTACGCCTGCGCGCAGCGAACGTTTCGCCGTGTAACTAACCGCTGCCATCTGTACTCACTCCCGCAATATCCTGCGCCTGTCTGCTGTTCTCGTCGAAGATTACAACGTCGCGCTCGCCTGTTGCTTCGCGCAGACCGTCTGCAATCTCGTCAATGATCGCTGGCGTGAATCCAACGTTACCAGTGACGACAACGTTTGTCCTAGTTTCTGACCCGTCCTGCTGCGTTGCAGGCGGGTTGAGCAAGTCGTCATTCGCACCAGACTCCGACACTGGTTGTCCGTTATACGTCGGCGTGGAACCTGCAAGGCTCGGAGTCGTGCCACCGCCGCCGCCTTCAAAGCTCGTGGACTTGATTGCGCTAACCTGCGCAAGACCAGCGGCGAGCTGCGCTGCTGCCATGACGAAACTCACCGGAGGCGAGTAGTCGGACAGCGCTTTGGCAACACCCTTGTAGGTGCTGATAATCGCGTCGGCAATACCAGCAGCCTTGTTGATTCGGAACATCGTTTTCGAGTGCTGCGCAACGCCAGCCGTCAGGTTTTTCATTTCCTTGACAGCGGTATCCGTCTTCGACTTCGCAAGGAACTCGTCGAACTTGTTTTGCTTCCTGCCTTCCTTCGAGCGAATGACCGCGAGCTTGTCTTGGTGCTTCTGCTCCATCTGCTCTTTGGCTTTGTCGATCAGGCTTTGCGTAATGCCAAGCTCTTCGGCGCGCAGTAGCATCGCCTCGATTCTTTCCTCGTGGAGTATCTGCTCGCGCTCCAACTCGCTTTCCTCTGCGGCGAGCTTCAGTTCCAGCATGAAATCGCGGCGCTCCTGTGCGAACGCTGCATTCTCTTCGGCGCGTTTCTGAGCCTCTTCCATTTCCTTCGCGTGGGATTCCGCGCGAACTTCCGCGAGCGATTCCTCGACACGGATCATTGTTTCGAGACGCTGCGCCTCTTGCTCTTCGGTCAGCGCGTTTTTCTCTTCACCGAGAGCGCGCAGGATTTCGAGTTCTGCTGCCGCTGCCTCTTCAGCCTTTTCCAACGTCGTCGCGTACCTGTCGCCAACTTCGTCGAGTGCGTTCTGGTTGTCAGCGATTTGAGCGCGACGTTCCAACAGCGCTTGCAGCTCTTCCTCGTTGGAAACGCCTTCCTCGTGGAGCTTCGCCTTTAGGTCTGCCTCTGCCTGTAGTTGCTCCTGCGACTTGTAGGACGCATCCGTTCGCGCAAAGAACAATCCGATCTCTTCACCGCGCAATGCCTGAAGGTCTGCGAACTCGCGAGCGTACTGGTCATTTAATGCGAGTCGCGCCTCGATCTCTTCCTTTGTGCCGTCGATGATCATGTCCCGCTTACGACCCTGCATTTCCTGTGCTTTGCGTAGGTCAGCGAGTTCCTTTTCATTCGCCTTCGACGTTTCCTCGCGCTCCTTTTTGATCTGGTCGGCAAGGTCAAAGTCAAACGACAACAGCGCAGCAGCTCGCGCAGCAAACGCGCCGATGCTATCGCCAAAGTCCACGACCTCGATTTGTGCGATCTTGAATCCGATTTTCAGGTCATCGAAGAACGTCCCGAAGTATTTGGCAGCGCCGCTGAATCCCTCGACGAGAATCAACGCGCTATTGACTGCGGTCGCTGTGAAAAATTCGATGGTGTCTTTCACGACGCCGAACCCGTTGCTGATCAGGAAGAGCGTTCGGATCAACGTCCTGAAAATTTCCTCGAGGACGACATTGCCGTCGCCTGCCTTGTTCGTCGCGACAAGGAAGTCGGTATAGGCGTTCGTCGCCTGCGCCAGAATGTCGACGTAGCCGCGTATCGCCGCAGACCCGTTGCCGCCAATCTGAATGTTCAGACCTTCCTGCGCCGAGCGGAGCTGCTTGATCGATCCTTCGAGGTTGTCGATCTTGGTTTTCTGTTGCTCGTAGGCAATGTCCGTTCCTGTGATCGAATCGCGCAGCTTGTCGACTGCTTCCGCGTTGTTGATCAGGTTGTTTGCTGCGACGACCGAACGCAGTCCGAACAATTCGGTTTGCTCGGTGACGCTGATCTGGGAATCCTTCAGATTCAATAGCGCAGCCTCGAAGCCGACAACGGACGGCTTGAATCTGCTCTCCGTTTGTCCTTCGAGTTTCAGGAAGATGTTTCGCAGCGCTGTACCTGCCTCGCTCGCCTTGATACCTACGGTCGAGAGCTGCTGGATCGCTGCGTTCGTCGTCTCGAACGAAACGCCGACAGTCGCGGCGACTGTGCCTGCGTACTTCAGCGCCTCTGCGGTTTCATTGACGAAGGATGCGCCCTTCTGCGCGCCAGCGGCAAGGACGTTGATCACTCGACCTGCTTCGCTCGCGTCGAGTCCAAACTGGTTGAGCGACTGACCAACGGTGTCGGCAGCGTCAGGCAGCGTCGATCCCGTCGCTTCCGCAAGGGTAATCGCTGCTTTCGTGACGTTCGCGAGCTGGTCCGGTAGCTGTAGCAACTGAGGCTGAGTACTGGCGACGAGCTTGAACGCTTCAGCGGCTTGTGAGGCGCTCAGAGTAGTGGTTCTGCCGAAGTCCTTCGCGTACTTTTCGATCTTCTGGAATTTCTCACCAGTCAGGCCAGTGATCGCAGAGAGTTCCGACATGGCGCTTTCAAACTTCGACGCGATAACGACCGACTCTGCCATCGCTCGACCAACACCGCGCACGACCATGACGCCAGCGAATGCAACGCCGAGCGCCTTCGCCGCTTTGGAAAGTTTGTTGGTGGTCTTTTCTGCCTTGCGTCCCGACCGCTCCATCTGGTCGAGATTTCTGGCAGCTTGTTTCGCTTCGAGAGATTCGACACGGATAGCTAGTTTTGCAAGATCGGTCGCCATTTCAGCCCTTGTTCTGTTGCGAGTTCGCCTTATGCAGAATCCACTCGCGGTCGAGTACCTGTAGAGCTTCGAGTTCCGATTGCGTTGGTGCTATCCGACGCAACGTGAAAAACGAGAAAAGCTCCGAGTTTGTTATGGGCCGATGTTCAACTCGGACTGACGCCAGATCGAGAAACCACGCCCAAACGTGTTCCAGCTCGACAGGAAGCTCGCCGCCAGCATCCAACTGCGCGGGTCGCTTCCCTGTGTCTTGCTCGACCTTCTCAAGTTGCGACCGGAGGTTATTATCAGCGAGAACAAACTCCGCTGCCGCATACTCTTGGAGCTGGTCGATCAGCCCTGCATAAAATTCCCGCGATCATCCACGAACTCGTCTACCTGCTCCTTGATCCACAGGTACTTCGCATAGACCTTACGACAATTTGCCTTGTTGAACTCAAGGTCATCGCCATCCAATGCAATGCCCTCCCATCCCTTCGTGCAGGCGACCAAAAGATCAATCGCCTCATGCTCAAGCGAATCGGCATCGAATGACTTCGACCGACTGCGCGACTTGAGCCGCCTTGCCGTAATTGCGCGCTGCGCTTTACGGTATTCGTCGCTATCCTTGCCGACCAGTTCAATACGCATCGGCGCATCGTCTTCGTCGCGAATGACTTCGCCCGTCACAGGATGCAACAGTTCCAGCCATTCCCCTTCTGTGCCAGTCTCAAACTGGCCTAAATCAATGCTCATAATTACAAGCCTCTCTCAGTGATCCCACGGGGATCGGATTATGCGTTCGGTGTCGGTTGAATTACGCCGAGCGCGTGATTTTCAATGCGGTGTCTTCCGTTATGTCGTAGACCGCTTGGAACGGCAGCGACAGCGTAATGCCTGCCTCGCCACTCACAGGAGCGGAGCCACCCGTGTAGATGATTCGCGGAACTTCAAACTGAAGCGTATTGCCATCAGGGTCGGTCAACGTAAAGTCCAGATCGGACGGCGTTTCGTTGAGGAACTTGTTCAGCAGAACCGCGTCCTCGAAAAACGCGGATACCGTTCCAGTCACGTTGCAACGTCCGTCGAAGTACTCGACAGGAACGTCGGAGCCGATGACCTTCGCTGGCGTGAGTCCGTTCTCGATGCTGAGTTCAATTGCGGTGACGATTGCGATTGCGCTGCCACCTTCGTTGATCGAACCAGAGAACGAATCGAACGACCTGTTCGCGCCTGCTGCCGTGTAGCCGCCTGCGTTATCAATCGTTGTACCCGCTGGCGTCATGTCGATGCCAACAAGGTTGAACGTTCCAGTCACCGTTGCGTCGGTGCTTACCGACAGCGACATGGAATTGACGATCAGACCAGTAAACGCGTGGAACTGCGCAATGTCAGTGTAGGCAACTTCCATCGTGAAGGACTTGCGGGTTACGCCAGCCTTCAAAACGTTCGTTGCCCATGCACCGAACAGCGCAGATTCCAACAGTGGGTCGAACTCGGTGTGCTTCAGCTCGAACGGAAGCGCGAGCGTTGTCGCCTTACCGCCGTGACGGAAGTCAGCAATTTGTCGGTCAGCGCGAAGATCGCCCGACTGGAAGCCTTCTTTCGTGACTTCGGGAGTAATACCAGTGACAGGCAGCGCGACCAATTCTGGCGTTGCAGGGGTCGTGCCGTAGGTCACTTCTTCGATGTATGCAATTTCGGCTTGCGCGCCTGTTGCTAGTGGCATCTGAAAAAATCCTTATCCGTAGGTGTACCAAGAAACTGAAACCGGGATGACGTAAAACGAATCCCGAGCAATTGCTGGCCCCGGCCAGCTTCGTTGTATGGTCAAAGTGACCGCATTGCTCGTCACTGACAAGCCTCGCGCGAATTGCGCAACTACTTCGTCGACCTTTCGGAGCAATGCTCCGTTGCCGCCATCCTTCGGCTCTGCAACGTCGATCTGGTAGATGCCAGCAACCCTGTCGAGTCCGTTTGCGCCTACCGTTGCCTGACTCGGCTCTGCCGGGAGCAGGAATGTTCGCAGATATCCAACGCCTTCCTTCGGCGTGTACTTCGTATTTTCAAACGCAACGTTGGTCGACTGATAGGCTTCCAGCCTTGCGTCCAGTGCCGCCCTTGCGTCGTTGTAGTCAATCATACCGCACCCGCTACCTGATTTACGACGTCCTGAAATTCTGCAACGCTAACACGCACCATTCCTTGAGGTGCTTGCTCCGATCCATGCGGATCGCCGTACTCGATAACACGAGCATACGGCAAAGGGTTCGTCAGATGAAACACCGTTGGATTCCCAATCCCGAGAACGAGTTCCTCCATTGCCTGTTTCGCAGAACTCGAACCTACACCGCGTTGGTTCGTTGGTGCTTGGTTGTCGTCGCGATTAACTTCGCTTTGTGCAGGCTTGTCCGTAGTTGCCTGCCAGTTGCCGCGCAGTCGTCCTGTCTTCACGGGCGTTCGCATGATGACGCGAGAGAAAAGCTCGAAACTGACTTTCCGAAGCGCCTGCTCCTGTTTCACTTTCGCCTTTTCGCCAAATGCGTTTAGCTGCTGCGAAAAACTCGTCATACCGCAACCTTTAGCTGCCAGATAATGACCGTCTCGCCATCAGGCTTCACAGGTTCAACGTTCAAAACGCGATGCCGCCTGTCGCCTATGCGCAGAACGTCACCGACCTGCGGGTCAGTCGCTCCCGGCTTGAGGATGACGTTCGCCTCTGAGCCGTCGACTTCCGATCCTGCGGTTCCCGTGTCTGAAATCGACTCGCCGCTTTCCTTCGCGGTGTCGACGATTCCCTCGAACTTGAACTCGACCTCCGTCACTGTAGCGTCGCCAGTCGTCGCGTCGTATCCGTTTTGCTGCTGTCGAGTCAGCCACACCTCTGCGACCAGATCGTCGGTGACTCGAAATGCCAGATCAACACCCGCCTGAACTTGTGCCAAAAGCGACATTTTCAGGCTCTCACGAGAGCGCCTGTGACGCTCGAACTGCGATAGGGTGCTATCAGCGTATCAACTTCACTCGAAAGCGGCTCAGAAGCGCTCTGAATCGCCGTGTCGGTGTCTAGCTTGAGCTTGATTGGCCCGACTTGTACCTCTTCGGTCGCGTATGCTGCTCCCGCCGTCTCGTCGGCGGCAGATTTCAGCAAATCGAGCGCCAGCTCTGCGGTCGCGTTTTGGATCGCCTGCGGGACTGAATCGCTCGCCTCGTATTGATTATCGGCGTTGACGACTTGCGACCGAGGCCACCGCAGCGAATTGTTCGCCAGCGTGTCGGTCTTGATACCTGCCCACGATTCCTGATCGAGCTGACGCGTCGCCATCTTGAGCGCCGCCTCTTTGTTCTCGACCGTAGCGTCGTCCCACGCCGAAGTGTTTAGGCGCGTCGCATGGTAAGCGTCTGCGTCTGCTACGGTGACGTAGGAATCTGCCGCTGCATCTGGTGGTGTCGTTATCGCCATAATTCCTTCTCTTCAGGTTCCAAATTTAGCACCCATCGGGTGCAATCGTTTACTACTTGGTAATGTCCTGCTTGTGAACAAACAGATCCTTGACAACCGTTTGGCGTTCGAGGCCGTCGCTCGTATTCTCCATCTGGATATCGTAGTAGTAATTCCCCGGCGTGAAATCGCTGTCCGTTCCAGCAGGCGTGAAGACCACAACGCCATCGCTCGGAGTGCCTTGAACAACGCCCGTGAGCTGCATCAGGTTGTTGGCGTTATCGTCGGGAGTCTCTGACGGATCGACCGTGAAGGTCAGCGTCTTGTTCGTCAAGTCGATAGGCAGCAACGTTGCCTTGTCTCGCAACGTGATTTTGATTCCGACCGTATCGTTTCGGTAATAGGTGATTTGACTCACTGGCCCTGCCTCCAATGGTAGTGGCTCGTTTGCAGTCCGTCAGGACTTTCGGCGTCGACGATAACCTCGTCCTCGACGGTGATTTCAATTTGCGGAAGCTCGACCTCTGCCAATACGTCCACAGCTTCGACCGTTGCGTCGATATCGACTTGGTTCGAGTCTACGAACGCCTCGACGACAACGAGCTGAGTAGGCCCACCTCCGCTGCCGTCTTGGTTGTTCAAGTGATCCCAGAAGTTGACGCCAGCCTGTACGGGCAGCGTTGAATTTCCCGTGATCGTTTCCCAGAGCGTTGCCATTACGGAAAACTCTCGGTGCTAAGGATAAGGATTTGCGTTTTGCTTGCAATGTCGTCCTTGTCTTGCTCGGTGACTCCCGAGCCAGTGTTCACGTAAATGATTTCAACCTGCGGCGGCTGATAGTCGATATCGACCTCGATGCCGGGAGATAGCGGAGCGCGGTCGAACAAGTCTGTTCCTGCCAAGCCCTCTGCGGTGTTGATCAGCGCACCAGTGATCGACAAAACGTGCGACGCGTCGTAAGGAACGATCCGAACGCCGTCAGCAAGGTTTCCAAAGCGCGGAGTATTCGACGGACCCGCAGGGTCGTTGCCGAACGCCGTCATCAATACATCGAACTGCCGCTTGGCTTCGTTGGTGCGACGCTCTGCGCGCAGCTCCTTGTAAACGTCGATTGGTTGAACGTCTACGCCGACCGAATCAGCATGGAGATAGATGCGCTTGTTCGGATAATCTGTGCTTGCAACAAGCGGCATTCCTTATTCCTCGATTACGATTCGACCGTTTTCATTCAAGGCGGCTGTTACGCCGTCGCGCTCGCAATCCTCAATGATCCACTTGGACACCATAGCGGTGATCGCCTCGTTCAGTCCAGCGCCGCTGATCGTGCATTCATGTTGGGTCACTGGATCGGTGAACGTCACCATGTCCATGATGATCGAACTCGCTCGTCGGTGCATTTCGCGCTGACGAGGAACGACCTGTGTAACGCTGTTCTCGGCATCGATAGAAATGCTCTGAACAATCGCCATGATGAAAGGCTCCGCACCGGGAACGGGCAGATCAATAACCAGTTTCGCGGTGCGGAGAGCTTTTGGCATTACGGAGCTTCCGCTATACGTTCGTCTCGACGCCGGGGATACAGGACGCCGTGATCGTAGCAGCGGCATCCGTGATCTGGAACAGCGTCTTCGCTGCCGTCACACCGCCGTCGCCTTCGCACTCGAAAACGCACCACTTGTCGTTGCCAGCAGGACCGCCAACTGTATCGCCGTCGTAGTCGAACTCGAAAACGATATCGTTGCCAGATCGGAACGGCGAACTGTTGACAGTACCTTTGACGGCTGTCGCGCTCGAATCCTGAAC